CTCTCATTGTCCTTAGAAAGGAGAACTAACTTGTTCACATTTGAAAGGAGTACAGAAAGAGTTTTCACCCTTGACGGACGCCTCTTTGACAAATTTAGAGAGTTGTTTACCGTCTCCAGTTCTGTTGTTCCACCCGGCAGTCATATGACCACTGGAGGAGCTCCAATAATTGGAAAGGTAATCATGGTTCCAGCCTGTACAGTATTGGATTACATTGATAGTAATTCAGATCAATTTGACTGTTTACTACGTGTAGCCATCTGCACCGCTAGACCGGGTACGTTCCCTTATGGTACCTACGAACTTTTCTGTCCGTGGAATACCGTTATGGTTCAGTACATCTCTATTTGTAAAAAGGCACCCGAAAGTTGGTGTATTCTCCCTGCCTCTTTGCAATTGAGACAAGTTGATTCAACTACCTTGGGACTATTTGAGTAGCGAGCCACCTAGAACTGAAAGACGGATTCGTCGTCCGTCCGATGATTCCAGTTATCCTTTTTAGAAAGGAGACGGGGATGTTGCTAATGCAACCTCATCAGGATGGACTACAAAGACGACTTTCTGTGATAGGCATTCCCGGTTTTACCCGTAGACCATTTATTGATCTATTGGTAAAGTGGGAAAGCTGTTCGGGTGTAGAATGGACCATTAAGCGTTTAAAAACGCTTAAATTGGCTCTCATTCGACGCCACGCCGGCCTTCCGTTACCTCCTGATTCTTTTATTCGTAAGAATAGAAGAGGGGATGTATACGGGACCATCGGTTCTCTCTTCCGGTGGGCTGATAAGTCAGAGAAGAACTTTAGTAAGTGTGTACAAGCCTTTATGGCTTATACATACTACATCCTTCCTCGACTCACTGAGTCACAGAAGGAGAAGTTCCTATCAGCTATCAACCCTAAGAAGAAGGATGATGGCTTGTCTCCTGCTTTTCATAAGCAGTTTTCAAGGACCGTTCGACGAACAGTTAGTAAGAGAGTTGTGACTCGTTGTCCCAACCCTCTAGTGATCTATCAGGGTTCACCTGATAAGAAAGCTCCGAGACTATTTGGTAAAAGATCGGTCAAACAGGATCAGTCGATCATCTCAGATGTTGAGATTTTCAACACTCCTGGAGGACTAGACCTTTACTGCCAATTTCAAAGGTTGTATCAACCCTTGTTATTGGGATTAGGAGCCCGTCGGGAATTTCTAGATTGGTGTGTCTTGAATTCTCAAGACCGACCTTCTGGAGATTCTGTTCCTCCTGGAGGTGAAATTCACTTCCTTCAGGAACCTGGCGGAAAACTCCGGTCAATAGCCTCACCTTTCCGGATTCATCAAGAGGCGCTGCGCCCATTGGGAGCAGAACTTTATGATGTTGTCCGATCACTGCCTTGGGATTGCACTTTTGATCAATCAAAAGCGCACCCCTACATTCAATCACGTCTTTGGCAAGACGAGTTAGTGTATTCCGTAGATTTATCAAATGCTACGGACTTCTTCCCTCTTTCCCTTCAATTAACAGCACTTCGTGCTATTATTGATAAGAAAGATTGGGACCACATTGATCTATTTGAAAAGATCTCTCGTGGCGTGTGGTCTTCTTCTATAGGAGACTTACACTGGACGAAGGGACAACCCTTGGGTTTATTCCCAAGCTTTGCCTCTTTTACACTAACGCACGGTCTTCTCCTTCTACATTTAGCTGGTGGAATTTATTCCAATCAGTTCTTTGTAGTTGGTGATGATGTAGTAATCTTAGAGAAAGATCTCTTTGATAAATACACCACCGTGCTTGAGAGAATGGACTGCCCTTACTCGGTAGATAAATCACTTTCTTCCAACAGACTCTCTGAGTTTGCAGGAAAGGTGATCACCCCAACTGCAGTCATTCCGCAGTTGAAGTGGAGAAGAATGTCTGATGACAATTTTCTCGATATCTGTCGGTTATTGGGCCGTCAGAGCTACTGCCTCCTTAACAGGAGGCAAAAGGCTGTCTTCAATAGAGTTGCACATTTGTGCGATCCTATTGGTCTCAACTTCTCTAAACCAGGTGATAACTTGGTAAAGATGGTTGAGAGGACAGCAGACTTTTACCGACCTGAAAAGGTTGTTCTAGGTGCCCTAATGGGCCTAGAAAAGAAGATAAACCATATGGTTTATACTTCTACCGAAGATTTTAGCCCTGATGAGCTAAAATCAATTTCGGAGACCTTTGTCGAAAAGGTCAAGTCTGTATTGTTGCAGACCGTTTTCTCCAATTGGAAGATCTCACTTTCCATTGGTTTAGATGGCCTTGCCTCAATACCTTCGGCTCTTAGCTTGATGCCAAGATTACCTTATTCGGGGTTTCAGACCTCTCGGTCTACAACACTGGAAAGGTATGAGAGGCTCATATCAC